ATGAGCAGGGCAATTCATAGACTTAGCGACACTCTTTTACGAAAATTAAGCGGATCACCAACCACAAAAAACACCTTTTTTAATGATGGTGGCAACCTTAGCGTAAGGCATTCAACCAATGGCCTGTTAACCTGGTATTTCACTTACAGGGCCGGAACAGGCAGGAAGGTAGCCCCTGAACGTCTGAGGCTGGGAAATTATCCAGATTTGAGCCTGAAAGCAGCCAGGGAAAAAGCGTCGCAGTGTCGCGCCTGGCTTGCTGAGGGTAAAAATCCACGCCATGAGCTTAATCACACCGTACAGGAAGCGTTATCACCTGTTACGGTTAAGGAAGCGCTCACTTACTGGCTTGAATCGTACGCGAAGGAAAAGCGCACAGATTACGAATCTCTGAAAAGCCGGATCAATACACACATAATCAGCCATATTGGTGCTATGCCGCTGGAAAAATGCGAGCTACGCCACTGGCTGACCTGTTTTGATCAGCTTGCTAAGCGTAATCCGGTATCAGCAGGATTTTTGTTACAGGTATGCAAGCAGGCGCTTAAGTACTGCCGCAAACGACGCTACGCAATTACCAACGTTCTAGATGATATGGTTGTAGGTGATGTTGGGAAAAAAGCAGAAATAAGCGAGCGCGTACTAACAAACAAGGAGCTTGGGGAATTACTCCGCGCCCTGGATGAAAAAATTTACCCACCGTACTACAGCGCCCTGATTCGCCTCCTGATTGTCTTCGGATGTCGTACCACTGAGCTAAGACGCTCTGAGGTCCAGGAATGGGATTTTAAAGAAATGCTCTGGACCGTGCCGAAAGAACATAGCAAAACGAAGGTAGCAATATTCAGGCCAATACCGGAAGCGATCTTGCCGTTCGTAACGAAGCTGGTGGAGCAGAACAGGCACACGGGATTATTGCTCGGAGAACTGAAAGGGCAATCATCCGTATCAGAGTACGGAAGAACGGCACACAGACGTATTAATCAAGCCCCCTGGACGTTGCACGACATCCGGCACACGTTTACAACGATGCTGAACGATTTAGGCGTGGATCCTCATGTAGTGGAGCAGCTAACCGCGCACCAGTTGCCAGGAGTGCAACGAGTCTATAATCACTCCCGTTATCTCGATGCAAAACGTGACGCTCTTAATCTATGGGTTGAGCGTCTCGAGCTTCTCCAGAACAATGATGAAAAAATCGTTGTTATGACCCCGCGAATTTACTCTCAAAATTCTTGACAAATTACGGCTGTTTTTCTTGCGAAAAATGGCCCTCTAAAATAAATCGTCGAATATCGGCAAATATCGACGATTTATATGTGTCAAGTATTGAAAAAATTTGAAAACAGCGATTGTCTACTTGAGTTTTAATATTTTCCTTTATTTCAAAGTGCATGCTTTTATGTGACTGTTTTAATTTGTTTTTTTTATTATTCCTCACTGTAGAGGGAATTTTAATGTTGAATTGTCTTTCCTGGTGTGCAACGATTTTATGAACAACAACGAACCCTTGCGAACCTTGTCGAGCATAGCTTTTGGCAAGGTTACGCCATCAATTTAAGAGGTAAGAAAAGCTAAGAAGTAATCTCTTTCCGTATATCCACAGCGAAACAAAAATTTCTATACGTAATTTTATGTAGGGCTTTTTATGCGCGAAATAAATGAAGATCGTGTAATCCGCGAAAAAGAATGCAGAGAGCTAACAGGCGTTTGCCGCACAACTCGTTACGAGATGGAAAAACAAGGCCGCTTTCCCTCCCGTATCAGTCTTGGCGGTCGTTCGGTTGGCTGGGTTAAGTCTGAGGTTGTGGCGTGGGTCAAAAACCGCGAACGCGTCAATTAAGAATATTCATTCTTTAAATTCCGTCCGTGTTTTTGTTTGTAGTTGTTCGCGGTTGTTCGTGAAGAAAGAAGCGGCGCGTATGCACCGCTAAGGAGTTTATTTCATGACTTATGCAGCTTTCGATCTTAGCACCGCCGTAGCTGGTGGACAAGGCTATCAGCCAGGCGGTCGGTTTTTAGTGGCTTTTAACCGCCGTGGGTATTTCTCGACAAAATCTTCAAGGGCAAATTTTTCTGGTGGCATTAAGCGCGGCGCTGGTGGTGGTATTTTTGTTCTGGTTAGTTCTTCCTCAACTCTGGCGCAGGCTTCTGACTGCCTTTGCCGGATGATTTCATCATCTTGGGTTTGCGTGTCTTGTATTGGTAATAGTGTGTTGTTGGTCATGATACTGCCCTGTAAAGCAATGCGCCGTAGTACCTCACACCACGGCGCTGATAGTGATTATTCTGATTCTTTGGCCTTGCGGCGCTGGCGGCGTTTGATCTCGCCTTTAACGGCAGTAACTATAAATTGCGCCTTGCTTTCACCTTCATCTAAATTTTTTTCTAAGTCTGCAACAACATCATGCGGGAATCTGGCATTTAACTGTTGCGACTTATTATTTGTTGAACCTGTTGCCATTACTGAATCCTCTCTAAGTTGGTGCGATTCAGTATACACAAAAAAAAATTTCAGAGAAAGGCTTGAAGTGCGATTCACTTACTGATAGGTTAAAAATGAGTGGTGCGATGCACCAAACGACAACGCCCCGCAGTGGTGGCACACATGCAGGGCGTCTAACCAAACCGTTAACAGGAGTAACGATTATGGCTGTAAGACAGCATACCCCACGACTAGCGCACACACAAACCGCCTTTGTGTGGCGTTTTATTGCCTTTGGCGCGTCAGACCATCAAATCATCCACGTAACCGCCTGGACGGAACGCGAAGCGCGTAGCCGTTGCCCGTCCGGTTGTGTTGCTGTATTCGCCGCCCGTATTCGTCAGGGGTCACATCATGCGTAAAAACCGCTTGCAAAAAATTATAACGGGGCTGTATGCTTCCCCCGTCGCCCACATGGCGACCGGGTTTAGCAGCCTGAATACTGTAGCGGACAGCCGCTTATATTCCGATATGCGGTTTTTTTGTGTCCGTAAGCCTACCCATACCCGCATTATGGCGGGGCGTAACGGGGGAGCCTTTGCGCTCGCTGGTTCCTACAGTGCCAGTCTGCTAACCCTGTTACGTCTCGCCACCCCGTTTAGCAGCGTAGTAGCGAGACTCCTTAAAATTACTGTAGGAGCCTTTCACATGGCTGTATCCGCACGCCCTTACTTTGTCTGGCGCTTTATGCAGTGCCACCACAGCAGCATTGATATTTACACCGTTACCGCTGCCACTGAACGCGAAGCACGCGCCCAGCTGCCGCACGCACATCTGATTTTTGTCGCCCGTATTCGTCAGGGGGTGAGTCATGAATAAAATACCCTATGATGTTCTTATTCATTCTGAAAACGCATTAATTAAAGCGCGTGAAATGAATGCGTTGTTAATTAAATTAATTGAAGCAACGGAAGCTGGAGAAGAATCTTCGTCATTAATGCTTGCCGCCGTTCAGACATTACTATCGCCTGTAATTGATGAACTGGATAAGGCGATGGCAATTCACGAAAATAATAACGCGCCCCACACCGGAGAATAAAAATAATGAAACTTAAATATTCTGGCTTAACTGCCAGTGGCAAAACTCGCACTAAATTCATGCGCGGGGATATTTACCGCGACCAGTACGGCGGCACGGTAACGATTAAAGGCGTGGAGGAACGGCGCGTAACTTACCGCCGTGAAGGCTACGAATATGACTGCGTTATGCCTGTTTATCAGTTCGATCGTGATTTTTCTCTGGTACAGGCAGCGCCCCGCAGTAAACCAACCAGCAGGGAGAAAGCACGCGCCAATATTCAGGAAATAAAAAAGATGCTTAACGTATTCAGGGGTAAAAAATGAAACTGGCACCGAACGTAAAAAAACAGCCACGCGGAATAAAACACAAAGACACAGAGGTAATTATCTTTGCGGGTAGTGATGCCTGGTCGCACGCGAAACAATGGCAGGAGCAGGATGGCCCCGCATCCGGCGATAATGTGCCGCCTGTGTGGCTTGGGCCAAAGCAGCTTGCCGAACTTGATGCGCTGAAAATTGTTCCGGATGGGAAAAAGCGCGTAAGGCTGTACCAGGCCGGAGAACTGGATTTAGTGGAGACCAAAAAGATTGGTCAGAAGCTGGCGGCGGCAGATATTCAGGACGCAAATTTTTACCACGAAGGAATGCACGTCCAGAAGTGTGAAAACTGGCGGCGCTATCTGAATGCTGAGCGTGAAAATATTGCCGCAGGGCTTACCATGCCGGAGCAGAAAAATACGCAACTGGCACAAATGGCAGACAGTGAGCGCGCACAGATGCTTGCTGGTCGATTTGATGGCGTTTGTGTGCATCCGGAAAGTGAAATCGTTCACGTATGGCGCGGCGGGGTATGGTGTCCGGTCAGCACAATGGAACTTAGCCGCGAAATGGTGGCGATCTATTCAGAGCACAGGGCCACTTTCAGCAAGCGCGTAATCAATAACGCCGTGGAAGCGTTAAAAGTTATTGCCGAACCAATGGGCGAGCCGTCCGGCGATTTGCTGCCGTTCGCCAATGGTGCGCTTGACCTGAAAACGGGGGAATTTTCCCCGCACACGCCGGAGAACTGGATCACCACGCACAACGGCATTGAGTACACGCCACCAGCACCAGGGGAGAATATCCGCGACAACGCGCCAAACTTTCATAAATGGCTTGAGCACGCAGCCGGAAAAGACCCGCGCAAGATGATGCGTATATGTGCCGCGCTGTACATGATTATGGCGAACCGGTACGACTGGCAGATGTTTATTGAGGCCACCGGAGACGGCGGGAGCGGTAAAAGTACATTCACACACATAGCCAGCCTTCTGGCAGGGAAACAGAACACGGTAAGCGCTGAAATGACATCGCTTGATGATGCTGGTGGACGTGCGCAGGTTGTCGGGAGTCGTCTTATCGTCCTGGCTGACCAGCCGAAATATACAGGCGAAGGAACGGGCATCAAGAAAATCACGGGCGGCGACCCCGTGGAAATTAACCCGAAATATGAGAAGCGTTTTACGGCGGTAATCAGGGCGGTGGTGCTGGCTACCAACAATAACCCGATGATATTCACCGAACGGGCCGGAGGTGTGTCACGTCGTCGCGTAATTTTCCGTTTCGACAATATCGTCAGTGAGGCCGAAAAAGACAGGGAGCTACCGGAAAAGATTGCGGCTGAAATCCCTGTCATTATCCGCCGATTGCTGGCGAACTTTACCGACCCTGAGAAGGCACGGGCTTTACTACTGGAACAGCGTGACGGTGATGAAGCTCTGGCAATAAAGCAACAGACGGATCCGGTTATTGAGTTTTGCCAGTTCCTGAATTTTCTGGAGGAAGCACGCGGCCTGATGATGGGCGGCGGTGGCGATTCAGTGAAGTACACGACCAGGAACAGCCTTTACCGCGTCTATCTGGCGTTTATGGCATACGCAGGCAGGAGCAAACCGCTAAACGTGGCTGAGTTCAGCAAGGCCATGAAGCCAGCGGCGAAAGTTTACGGGCATGAATATATTACGCGAAAAGTTAAGGGAGTAACGCAGACCAACGCAATTACAACAGACGATTGCGACGCGTTTTTTATAATTTTTTGTAAAAGCCCTCTACCCCATCTACCTGAATGAAATAAACGCATATTATTCAACATGATAAGTGGGTAGAGGGCTAGGTAGAAGGCTAATAAAAGCTCTCTACCTCTTCTACCTGATTTTATCAGTTTCAGGTAGCAGGGTAGACGGCAGGTAGAGGAGCCCAAAAAGCTATCTACCCGCTGAAAGCCGCGCCATTACTGACATGATGAGCATTCGGGTAGATGGGTAGAGGGGGGGAGGCACAACTAAAAACTTTTTAAACGAGGGGGTGAAAATAAATGCGCATACATCAAAATCACTTAACAAACATGCCAGCCGAAAACATGAACCAGGGGCGACAAATGACCAAAATTCGCAGAGACAGAACAGAGCCAAAATATAAAGCGTTAGACATGACTGAGCATACCTTAAAGGTGGCAATCAGAACGATAGACCGCCACACGCGGGAAGGATACGCGAAGGAACATCCCGACCTGATAAGCGCATTCATGACCACAGCGGCGGCAAACTTTGCCACGCTGACAGAACGGGAGATTGCCGAAGCGGAACAGGTAACAACCATCAACGTTAAAACCGGAGAGGTGGAATCATGACAGCACAGATAGCCGCTTACGGGCGGCTGGTGGACGACCCGCAGGTAAAACAGACCAGCAAGGGCACACCGATGACGCTGGCGCGTATGGCGGTCCCCCTTCCGTGCAGCCAGGCAGATGACGGAACGGCTACGTTATGGCTATCGGTGATGGCATTTGGTAAGCAGGCCGACTTCCTGGCTAAACATCAAAAAGGCGACGTTGCCAGCATATCTGGCGTGATGCAGATAAGCCAGTGGACCGGACAGAACGGGGAAACGCGGCAGGGTTATCAGGTTATTGCAGACAGCGTAATCAGTGCCCGTGCGGCACGTCCTGGCGGGAACAGACGCAAAACCACAGGCGCACAGGGTAATCAGCCACCAGCGGGAGACGATGACCCCTACGGTGATGATATTCCGTTCTGAACGCACAGGCCGGAGAAAATCCGGCTTTTTGTACCCAAAAAAAGCCCGATAAGTACAGGAGGAAGCTTATCGGGCTTTTGCTTACGAGGTTAACAGCATGGTGACTACTGTTGCTGTAAATCATTTCATAATTTGCAACACAACTCAATTTTATTGCGCAAAATGCAATCATGATTATAATCATAACTGGATGAACATCCAGTTGTGATTTTTTTAAGTCAAAGAGGAATTTCTGACTATGGCAGAAGAGAAAAAAGGCGGTGTTTCGGTGTACATAAGCCCCGAAATCGTGGAGGTGCTCAAGCAGCGCCACAAAAAAAACTATGAGGCTGGCGTAGCGGCTGGACTGGATCCGCTGATGACGCCGGAGCCGTCGATAGGTTCACTTGTGCGCTCTTATTTACTTGCGGCGCTTGGGATGCATAAAAATTATGGGGGTGAATAATGGCAGGCAAAGCAACGGCACTTAACACTAACCAGCTTTTTGCGTACCTGAATCGCGGGGATATTGCGGAATTTAAATTTAGTCCGCTGTTTACCACGCTGTTTTTCCCGAAAGTAGCGACATTCAACACCCAAAACATCATGCTGGATAACCTGGACACCGAAGAAGTCACTATGTCAGCGTTTTGCTCGCCTATGGTTGGTAGCCAGGTACAGCGCGATAAAGGGTACGAAACCAGCACGATTAAACCTGGCTACATGAAGCCAAAGCACGAAATCGATCCAACAAAAACCATCATGCGCATGGCTGGAGAAGATCCGGCACAGCTTAACGACCCAACCTATCGCCGTATGCGCCTGATTACTGGCAACATGCGCCGCCAGGTAAACGCTATTAAAGCGCGTGTTGAATGGCTGGCGGTAAATGCGGTAACGACCGGAAAAAACATCATTGAGGGCGAAGGCATAGAACGCTATGAAATCGACTGGAAGATGCCGGAAAACAACATCATAGAGCAGGCCAAAGGCCGTAAATGGTCCGAGCAGGACAAAGAAACCCACGATCCAATCTATGATATCGAGCTTTATGCGGATCAGGGCAATTGCCCCGCAAACGTCATGATTATGGGCGCTGAGGTATGGCGCACGTTACGCAGCTTTAAAAAATTCCGCGAACTGTACGATCTTTCCCGTGGTTCAGAATCCGCCGCAGAACTGGCCTGTAAAAACCTAGGCGAAGTGGTGAGCTTTAAAGGCTATCTGGGCGATATTGCCCTTATCGTCTATTCCGGCAAATACGCCGACAGCGACGGCACCGAAAAACATTTCCTTGAGCCTGATTTGCTGGTCTTGGGCAACACCAACAATAAAGGGCTGGTTGCTTATGGTGCGATTATGGATCAGGAAGCGGTAAGAACGGGCGCAACGCAAAACATGTACTACCCGAAAAACTGGATTGAGGACGGCGATCCGGCGATTGAGTACGTGCAGACGCACAGCGCACCGCAGCCGGTGCCGGCAGACATTCGCAAATTTGTTACCGTCAAAATTGGTTAACGGGGGATTCTATGAACACTCCATACATTGAGTTATTTGCAGGCAGTCAGCAGGTATCCACGACGCTGGTACATTTTGCCGCTGATGCTGGCGTCATTCAGGAATTTACCCCGCTGATGCTGGCGGACAATGGCGAGTTTAAGCCGTGGGATGGTCAGGCGTCCGGAAAGGCTGTTTATCTGACTTCGTACCCCGTGGACACGTCAAAGCAGAAATCAGCACAGTGCTACAAGACGGGGATCTTTAATATCGCCGCCGTGAACTGGCCCGAGAGCGTCGACACCGATGCGAAAAAATGCGCCGCCTTTGCGGGTTCTGGCGTATCCGTTCAGCCGCTGGCCCGATAAGCAGGGGGAACGATGGCAACGAATGAAAGCATCATGACGCTACCGCTGGCGAGTAAATTTAAAGCCGAAGCGCGAGCAATGGCTGACAGAGGTTTATCAACCTACGAGGCCGTATATCAACTCAACAAACTGGAAGAGCAGGACAAGCCGCGCGCTGATGCGATTATGGCGCTTCATGAGCATAACGACTATCAGCCGCTGTTACGTGCAATGGCAAACGTGCCTTGTATCGATGTTGGTACGGCTAAAAGCATCCTTAGCATGACCATAGAGCAGGAACGCCAGAAGGTTGCGCCGGAGCTTACCGCAGCCTTTGAAAACTTTATGGACATGCACAGCCCGCAAGCCGTTTCAGCTGGCATGGCATACGACGGCAGAAACCCGGGCGATGATGGCGACATCGAGCGCATACTGAAAACCATCTGAGACAAGGCCGGAGAAATCCGGCTTTTTTTTACGGGTCCTTTCCGGCATATGGACCCGTTACGGGGCGGCGACCTCGCGCGTTTTCGCTATTTATGACGTTTTTCCGTGAAGGTGACACCACCACCACTTGATTAACATTTAATCAGTCAATTGAGGTAACATTATGATTAATAAGGCTTGTTTTGTAAGTCAGCAGGAAATAGCTGAACATTTCAAGGTAAACAGAACCACTATTCGCGCATGGACCAAACAAGGGATGCCGTATCTTAATGCGGATCGCGGAAAGTCCGGCGGTTATCACATCGGGCATACATTGCTTTGGTCTTCAGGTAAAAGCCATCTTGAGGCCATTGGATATCACGTAGAAACCAGTGCGCTGGAAAAAATTATGGTTGCCAGGCTGCTTTCATCTGAGCGTGACGAGTACTCCAGTGAAGAAACAGAACATAGATTTGATGAAGGTTTACAGATTTACGGCTACTCACCGGAAGAAGTGAGCAAAGCGCGAAATAAAATGGCCGGCTTTCTGGCTGGGTGGCGTCATGCCGTAAGCGTTCGCCGTGCCAGCATGGAACAATCAGTCGTTACAGAACAGCAAAGTTAAAAATCACTTTCTGTTACGCCATCAAATACGCAATACAACAACCACGTATTTTTTTAAAACTATTTGATTCAATTAGCATTTTTTTATTTTTAGCATCAAAAAAACACTATCAGGTTGTTGTATTGCTCTTTATTTTTACTTAGTTATCAAATGGATATGACAAACAATTAAACAACAACCTCCCTCTAAAAAAAGCTCATAAATAGCGAAAAACCGTGAGGTCGCCGCCCCGTAACGGGCCATAATTCCAGGAAGGACCCGACGACACCAGGCTATCAGAGCGATGGGGGCACAATGACAGAAGCCGAACTACTGGGATTAATCCGCCGCGTTACCGGAATCAGCCAGCAGCATGACGAACAGGCCACACATCCGGACAGCGTGACCGCTGAAAATTATGTGCGTGTTGTTGCTGAGGTGATGCGCCGTGATGGTATTGAGCTTAACGGCGTGGATATGCGCAACATACGAACCAGAGTCCTTGAGTTGCTGGCATACCGTCGCCGCGTGGAGATGTATCGGGAGAAGGAGAAAATCACGTACCACTGGAAGAAGCCGGAACGGTTGCGGCGGTAACTCACTGAGATTAAAGCAAAGCTCAAAATTGCGCTGGCTGAATGATCATTATGATTACTTATGTTTACGCAGATGATTAAGGCCTAAACCGTTGATTATTCCACAATCCCCCATTGGGGGAAGCTGGCGGTAACTGGTTGAACTTAAAGCAAAGCGCAAAATTGCGCTGGCTGAATAATCATTATGATTACGCAGATGATTAAGGAATGACCGAAGGCGGAAATTCGCCT